AACTAAAGGAAAAGCCATTTGACTTTTTAATCCAAACCATGAATTTAATGGAATGTAAATTATTCTACCTCTTATTGAGGGTTCAGCCCCTGCTTGATTTGTTGTATAAAAAGCATTTGGATACGCATTTACGCGAGTACCCGCATTTGCTGGGTCATTTAGCTCTGGAACATTTCCACTCATTTGGTCAAACAAAGCTTTTTTAGTTCCGCTAAAGTCTCTCTGGACTGATGATAAAAGATATTGTCCTGAATATTGTTGGAGTGTTTGGTTTCCACAAGTGATTAATATTTTGCTTACCATTTGCGCTCCAAGATTGTCAATCCATTTGAATTCGTACGGAGCCCAAGACGTATATATTGTTTCACCTGCTGAATTAATTACCGTTTGCGGTGGCATAATTCCAGACCATATGTTCGGAAGCTCTACACTTAAGTAGCAGTCCATAAGAAGATCAGCATAGCGTTTTACTTTAAAGGTAAATGTAGATTCTTCATTAAGTTTTAGAGTTTTTGCTCCTTCAAAATCAAGTCTGAATTTTTGAAGTCCAAAATTTGTATACTTTTGATAAACAAATTTCCACATTGTTTTAGATGGGTTGCCGTTTAATACTATATTTTGTTGTCCTTCACTGACTAAATTAATTAATCCTCCTGGCATGATTTTTTATTAATATATATAGTTATTTAATTCTAAATCAATTATAACTATCATAATATAATTTAATTATTTCTAACAATTCAGTATTTTCTTCATTTTTAATTCTCTCTATTTGTCTTTCAATTTCTTCTTTTAAAATAGGCAAACGTGTATAAATCATAGGGTTAACAGATTTATTATTTTTATTTATATATTTATCTGGATTAAATCGAATAAAAACAAATTTTCCTGAATGTAACATATACAAATCGTCATACCTAATTTCTTCATCTTTTTTATCATAATTTTTATGCTGATTTTCATCTGTTTCAACACATAAAAGAGTATTTCCTATTAAAACACGATGGTCTATCCTTCTCCTATTGGTACAATTGCAATTTCCAGTATATAAAGGTTTATCATGTTGAAATCCTTCAAAATTCGCATTTATGTAATCCCTGACGCAAATCTCCTTTGTTTTACATCTAATCTGATATGATAAAGGGTCTAAAGGAAATAAATTTTGATAACAAGGAGAACAATATCCTTTATACTTAACACTTGCTATCGTTCCTAAACAAAAATTTGCCTTACATTTTTTACTTGTTATGTTAATCATTCCACCTTGTTTATGGCTATTGCAAAATTTCCCTTTATTTTCTCCTTTGTAATTAAAATTTGGTATAATTTTACATCCAATATGTTGACAAGTTTTAGCTAATATATTAATCATTCCATCTTCTTTATGAATATTACAAAATTTTGCTATATTTTCTCCTTCAAAATTATAAATTGATTGTGTTTTACAACCTAAATATTGACAAGTTTTATCTTTTACATTTATCATTCCTTCTTCTTTATGTTTACTACAAAATTTACCTTTTGTCTCTTGTTCAAAATTATAAATTGGTATAGTTTTACATCCAAAATATTCACAAGTTTTACCATTTACATTTATCATTCCTTCTTCTTTATGTTTACCACAAAATTTACTTTGGTGTTCTCCTTCAAAATTAAATGCTGGTTGCGTTTTACAACCTAAATATTGACAATTTTTACCTTTTACATTTATCATTCCTTCCTCTTTATGTTTATTACAAAATTTACCCTTCAATTCTCCTTCAAAATTAAAATTTGGTATAATTTTACAATCTAGATATTGACAAGTTTTACCTTTCACATTTATCATTCCTTCTTTTTTATGTTTACTACAAAATTTACTTTGGTGTTCTCCTTCAAAATTAAATGCTGGAATTGTTTTACATTCTGGATATTCACATGTTTTATCTTTTATATTAATCATTCCAATCTGTTTATGAATGCTACAAAATTTACATTGCTTTTCTCCTTCAAAATTAAATGCTGTCATAGTTTTACATTCTGGATATTCACAAGTTCTATTTTTAATATCAATCATTCCTTCTTCTTTATGTTTGCTACAAAATTTTCCTTTTAATTCTCCTTCAAAATTAAATGCTGGAATTAATTTACAGTTTTTTTCTTGACACATTTGACTAACTAATTTATATTCTTCTTTATGTTCTTTACATCTTAAAGGTTTACCATAACATTCGCCATAATTCGCATATTTACGACATGTTTCAAACTCGCAAATTTTTGGCATATTCTATTATAACTAAAGAAAAAATCTTTAAGTAATTACGCCTTACTATTTATTTTAATGGAGTAATTCTCCTAAATATATTGAAAAATAAAAAATACCTTATATTTTAAAAATAATATAATATATTAAAGTATGTCTGAAAAAATAATAACACCAGCAAATCCATTAAATTCAGCTATAAGTTCAATAACTAATATGAAAGAAGATTTTATTAGCAATATGATTTTAGGCTTTATTTTATTGTTAGTTATTCTGATAATCATATACATAATATATTTAACAAAATTATCTAGTAAAAATTGTGATTACATGAATGATATTTATAGTACATTAGATGGTAATATACGCTCTATTAATGCTAATGATGAAATTTGTGGTTATAATTTAAACGAATATTATGTTAAAACCGCTTATAACGCATGTTCAGGCGGATCGTATAAAAATGATGTTGTAAATATATGTAACCTAAAGGCCGTTTTAAAGCAAGGAGTAAGAGGTTTGGATTTTGAAATATATTCAATAGACGACAAGCCGGTTGTAGCGACAAGCACTTCAGATAATTACTATATAAAAGAAACCTATAATTCTGTAGACTTTAATGATGTTATGAATACAATACAAAATTATGCCTTTTCAACATCAACAGCCCCTAATTCAACAGACCCTATACTAATACATTTACGTTTCATGTCAAATAATCAAAATATGTATACAAATTTAGCAAATCTTTTAAAATCTTATGATACCATATTGTTAGATAAAGAATATAGTTACGAGATGGCAGGACATAATCTAAATGGGGAACCGTTGCTAAATTTTATGAATAAAGTAATACTTATTTTTGACCGAAGCAATACCGCATTTTTAGAAAACAAAGATTTAATGGAATATGTGAATATGACAAGCAATTCAATATTTATGAGAGCATATAGTTATTATGATGTAAAGAACAATCCTGATTTAGATGAATTGAGAGAATATAATAAAAGAAATATGACAATTGTATTTCCAGATAGCGGTTCTAATCCGGACAATCCAAATGGTGTTTTATCAAGAGACGCCGGGTGCCAAATGGTAGCAATGCGTTATCAAACTGTTGATAATTATTTGCTACAAAACACGATGTTTTTTGATAATTGCGGATATGCTTTTTGTTTGAAACCGGAAAATCTAAGATACAAGCCTGTTACAATTCCAAATCCAACACCTCAAGACCCAGCATTATCATATGCTACACGAAATGTTACAACTGATTTTTATACTTTTGATGTTTAGATATAAATATTTAAAATAATATATACTTAAAAAATTAATATATATTATTAGTAAATGGGATTATTTCAATCTAAACCTGAATGCTGTAAACCAGAAGAGATTTCTAAGCACGAGGAATGTTTAAAAGAAAAACTACTTTCTAATGAGGTAGAAGAATTAGTAAAAGAAGGAAGCACGCCTACATATACAGAAGAGTTTAAATCTGCCGACAATGAAGATGCTAAGTCAACTGAAATACTTGAAGCTACATATACAGAAGAGATTAAATCTACTGAAATAATAGAGCCAATTTATACAGTAGACAATAGTGTTTCAGATGATATTTTTGTTGAAGATTTTGATTCTTCTATTCTTACTAAACCGTCCGAGGAATCAAATCATGTAGAAGGAGAAACACCAATAGAAGAAGTGAATAATATAGAGGAACCTGACACTACAGAAGAAACTAAAAAGAAGAAAAAATCAAAGCGCAATAAGAAACAAGTAACAACAGTTTAAATTATTTTCTATATTTTTAGTTTTTCTACATCTACCTCAAGCTGCTAACGGAATAGTTGAAACTAACTGTTGTTGCGCTTTATTTGCTTGCTGCATTTGTTGAGCTTGAAGTAAATTTGGTTGCGGAGGCATATCCATTTTAAAATCATCGAAATCATCAAAATCATCTATTTGTTGATTCATTATTTATTTATATAAATAATATAATATTATAAGTATTTAAAGTAAATAAAATTATATTATAAAATGGGGTTAAATATCTCCAAAATTAAAGAAAGGAATGGTGTAAACCACGATTGTCCTGTATGTAGAAATACCAAAAATGTGCCAAATTTAGTAGGTAGATTTATTTTAATAAACGACTATCAATTTAAATGTAGCGGGTGTGATAGTATATTTAATAAAAATAGCATATTTTCATTTTATTCTGATAAAAAACAAATAACACTTGAAAATGTTATAAAGGTGTAAAATATAATACTTATACAAATATTATATAAATATTATATATGAAGCAAAAAAATCTTTGTAAAGATTTGTCTTTTGAAGATTGTGAATTAGCAATTTTACGTATAGCAGTTGATAAAGCAGAAGAAAAAATAGGAAAACGTGTGGTAAATTCAGAAGAAGTTCAAGAAATAATAAAGATAGTTGAAGATTTTATTAAGAAAAAAAACCTTATCTGTTATGGTGGCACAGCCATTAATAATATTTTACCAAAAGAAGACCAGTTTTATGATAAGGATGTTGAAATTCCAGATTATGATTTTTTTACAACAAATGCGCTAGAAGATGCTAAAGAGTTAACAAATATTTATTTTAAGGAAGGATTTACAGATGTTGAAGCTAAATCAGGACAACATCACGGGACATTCAAAGTTTATGTAAATTATATGCCAATTGCGGATTTGACAAATATACCTAAAGAAATTTTTAATGCTTTAAAGAAAGATTCATTAAGAGTAGCAGGAATTTTATATGCTCCACCAAATTTTTTAAGAATGTCAATGTATTTGGAATTAAGCAGACCAGCAGGAGATACTAGCCGCTGGGAAAAAGTTTTAAAAAGATTAACTATTTTAAATAAACATTATCCAATCGCTTCAATAAATTGTAATGATATTGATTTTCAAAGAGAAATGGAAGATAAAACACATGAAGATGAAATATATGAAACCGTTCAAAATACTCTTGTTAATCAAAGCGTGATTTTCTTTGGTGGTTATGCTATTTCTCTTTATTCTGAATATATGCCTCATAATTTACAAAAAAAACTAGAAAAAATAGCAGATTTTGATGTATTATCAAATGACCCTGAAACAACATGTGAAATAGTTAAAGAACGTTTAAAAGATATCGGAATTAAAAATGTCAAAGTTTTAAAAAGAAATGCGGTCGGTGAAATTGTACCAGAACACTATGAAATTAAAGTAGGCAATGATTCTATTGTATTTATATATAAACCAATAGGTTGTCATAGTTATAATGTAATTAAACATAAAGGACAAGTTGTTAAAATAGCTACTATTGATACTATGTTAAGTTTTTATCTAGCATTTTTATACACTAATAGACCTTATTATACTGAATTTTCTGATAGAATTTTATGTATGTCAAAATTTTTATTTGAAGTACAACAAAAAAATAGATTACAACAAAAAGGGGTTTTAAAAAGGTTCAGTATTACTTGTTATGGTCATCAAGATTCTATTGAAGAATTAAGAGCAGAAAAGGCTGAAAAATTTAAAGAATTAAAAAATAAAAAAGGAACAAAAGATTATAATGAGTGGTTTTTAAATTATCGTCCTGATGAAAAACAAAACAAAACATCTAACAAACCACTTAATAAAACAATTAAAAGTTTAAAAACACCAAAAACTATAAATAATAAATCTAAACTGAAAAAAAAGAACTATGCGTTTAATTTTTGGGGGAAAAAAAAAACTCGTAAAAATAAAAAATAAAAAATAAAAAATAAAAAATAAATTTAAAGAATTTTAGGAAAAAACTCGTAAAAATAAAAAATAAATTAAGAAAATTTTATATAATAATTTTTATCTTTTTATATATTATAATGCCTGGCTGTTCTTCAAAAACATACAAGTATAATACTCAAGCAGATATGAAAGACTTATCTTATGAAAATATTTTATTAATTAATCCTGATGATATTAGTTATAGTACCGAAACTGAGTCAGGTGGTATATTTTTATCATTTGATAAAATGAACGCATTAAAAAGTATTTTACGTCGTAAAAAAGAGTTAGATGAACAAGATGCTGAATTAAATTTAGAAGGATATCGTTTTTTAACTAAAACACAATCAATCTTTAATCCTGTAGCACCTTCTGAGGGCGATGCTGTAATAAGTGTATTGGTTAAAAAAAATTTAACATATATTCCTGGTAATTCAATATTAGTTACTAATGAAGAAACACCTTTACAAACAAGATTTGAAGCAACTGTTGTATCTTATGATCATACTACAGGTATATTAGTATTTTCTAATGTAGTTAACTTAAAAGGTAATTGGACTATTAATACACCAGCTGTTGTTAGTTTAGATGGTATTGATGGTGAACAAGGAAAAGATGGAGAAAATGGGTTGAATGGAAAAGATGGAAAGGATGGAGAAAATGGTAAAGATGGGTTGAATGGAAAAGATGGAAAGGATGGAGAAAATGGTAAAGATGGGTTGAATGGAAAGGATGGAGAAAATGGTAAAGATGGGTTGAATGGTAAGGATGGAGAAAATGGTAAAGATGGGTTGAATGGTAAGGATGGCTTGAATGGAAAAGATGGAGAAAATGGAAAGGATGGAAAGGATGGGTTGAATGGAAAAGATGGTCAATTAGGGGTTTATACAAATTCAACGCTTGTATATCCTTCACCAGCAATATATGCTGATGGTGTTGCTCCAAGTCCACCACCTACAACATTTGTAAATCTTGGTTCTAGTGTTGGATGGTATTTTAAAAATGAAGCAACCAAAAAAGTTAATTGGTATTTCGCACCATCTATTGGTATGAAAGTTAAAGATATTCTTGGTTTATATTTAAATTATTATAATGGAGCAACTACAACTATTGGTGATTCACCATTTTTAACTATTTATACAAAAACACGAGGAAGTAGCGATAATTATACAAGCTGGTATCGTTCTAGAAGAAATTATCTTTTACAAACTGCTCCTTCTGTGAATAAATTATATTGTATATTTGCTAATATTAATAATTCACCAAATCCTCCAAATTATAATCTTGAAGTAATTCCAATGAATAGCAATTTACAAACTGTTGGGTTATACCAAGATGATGAAGAAATTTTAGCTATTGTTATATCAAGTAATTCAGGTTCTGCTGCAGGAAATGTAGAATTTTGCGCTATTAAACTAGGTGTAATAACTACAAATACAACACAAGAGTTTTTATTATCTCAACAAGCATCCCAAGGACCCCAAGGACCAACAGGACCATCAGGAGGACCAACAGGACCAAAAGGTGAGTCAGGTATTCAAGGACCAAAAGGAGAGTCGGGTATTCAAGGTCCAAAAGGAGACCAAGGTGAAACAGGACCAAAAGGAGAGTCAGGTATTCAAGGTCCAAAAGGTGACTCAGGTATTCAAGGTCCAAAAGGAGAAAGAGGTGAAACAGGACCAAAAGGAGACAGAGGATTACAAGGGTCAGTAGGGCCACAAGGAGCTCAAGGAAATGAGGGACTTCAAGGACCTGAGGGACCTCATGGAGCAACAGGACCTCGTGGTATAACAGTTTTACAAGAAACCAAAAGTATTGCTGGTATGTGCCAACTATATATTGACACACAAACAGGTTATTTGTATTATTATAATTCTGGTAATACTGGTATTGGTAATGTTGTAGTTTCTGGACCAACAGGACAATAAATTTAAAAAGGTTTCAAATACAATAATTTTTTAATAAAATTACATATATTTCATATGTTATTTTTGTCAATATTTTATGAAATGTATAATCTTTAATTTTATGTGGAGTATATTTCTTTATTAAAAATACCAAATAGGTAAAATAAACCAACATTTTTTCTATTATTGTTTTTATAAATATTCGTGTTTTATTAAATAATGACCATTCATTAACATAACTACACATATCTGTATTTGCTTGTTTAATAAAAAAATTATGTATATCTAATAATCCACTTAAAACTCTATGAAAATTAGTTTTTTCATTTTTAATATTTATTAGATATTTAATTTTATCATAACCAAATAGGTCTAAATGTAAAATTTTTCTGTCATTTCTAATTTTAAATATATATGGGTTTATACCATCTATATACTTATTTTCAAATAATATATTTCCATCTATAAAAAATGGTATATAGCTAGATTTTATTATTGTATCAATTATTTCTTTCTTATTTTTATAAATACTTTTAACTTTTTTGGTTCTTTTTTGAATATTATTATACGTAATGTATAATTTATTATTTACTTTATCACATATATCGTCAGGGATATATTTATCTAATAAATTATTTAAATTTATTACTGTATTTAAATTGTAGTTAGTTTGTATTTGTTTAAGAGTAATTTCATATAATTTTTCTAAAATTTCTAATTTATCAATTATATATATAAAAGCAACAATAGAGCCAATACTACAACCAGACATTCTACATATTTTAATATAATTTCTCTTTTCCATTTCTTTTAAAAAATACAATGCTCCAACTAAATAACTGCCATTAAAAATACCTCCATCTAATACTAAATCTAATTTTATAGGATTTTTTGAATTTTTTATTTCTTCTGGCAAATTTTCAATAAATTTTTCAACATATTGATTTATCATATCTATATACATACTTTTGAAAAGTTCTTGATATGCTGAAACGAAGTAAACCTTTAATATTTTACTAATTATAATTAAAATAAAATTTTATAATTATAATTAAAACTTTCCAAAATGGGTTGTTATCTTATTTAACATGTAAAACAATAATCCAAAAAGAATACTTGTAAACAAAAACCCATTTATATTTAAATTACCATCAACTGAAAAAAGAACAGGAAAATAGGTATATAAATTTTTTCTAAAAAATGGCAATTGGAATAAAAAATATAATACTGCTAATAATAAAGGTGTTTGAATTTCATTATATGTTTCATCAAGTGAATCCACATTCTGTGCGTGTTTATTGTAATTGTTTATTATGTCTTCCCCTGTTTCATAATTTTTAATATAATCAGGTTGATTATTAATTTCAGGCACATAATTTGGTTGTACGTATGGATCTGTTGTAATACCATTTGTAGTCATAGGAATATCTCTTGATGGTAATTGTGTAGCACCTGTAATGCTAGCTTGTTGAAGACCATTTACAATCTGACTTATAGTAGCTTGATTTAAACTTATTCCAGCGTTATTTTGAGATGGCTGTTGGATTTCACTAGCAGATATAGATATATTATTATTGGAATTACCTCCCCCAGTAGGATCAGTTGGCAGGTCTAAAATACTAGTTGTATCACTCATAATTATTATAAAGAATGATTGTATATAATAATTACGCAAAGTTTATTATTTTTTTATCTTTGCTACATTTTGTTGACTCATGAATATATTTATAACATTTATTATTGTTTTCAAATATTTTATCTTTAATTTGGTCTAAATGTGGCGCACTAAAAATTAAACAATGTTTATCTTTACAAACTGTTCTAAATAAAGAAGCTAAACCAAAACCTAATAAAATAGACATAATATATTTTCCGGTTTTAGTATGCACAAATTTGTCTAGATGCATTATTAATATAATATGATATTAATATAATATTAATTTTGGTTTAATATGTAGATTTATTTTAAGATGCTTGTATTGGTATGCTTGATATTTTTGATTTATCAGAAGGACACTTGACTTCTACTTGATTAAAATAAAAACAATTATCAGCATTATCCTTAAATAATACCTTGTCAACATTTTCAGGAGATGGATAAATTAAAACTTTTTTCATTTCAGGTCCTAAAACATAAATAAAAAATAATCCAATAGCAAAACTAGTTATAAATATTGGGAATGATATGTAGTTAAGTAACATTTATAAATAATACATATATTAAAAATAATATTTTGTAATAATATTCTGAAATAATATTTCTAAACAATATTAGTGTATCTTTTACTTGAAAATTATAGCTTATATTGATGAATCTTCTTCAATTCTCAATTTTCTAGTTTTATTTTTAACTTCTTTCTTACCTGTCTTTTTAGTTTTTGATTTACTTTCAAATATACCAAATACATAACTTACAACTTCTACGCTATGTGGCGCTTCTAAACTTTCTATTGTAGCCTTTTTCTGAACTAAATGATATTTATTAGTATCTTCATCATATTCAACATTACTATACATATATTTTAGTTTTCTTATTTTTTCTAGTATTCCAATCTGTGCTGGACTTCCATTTTCAGCAGGTTTATTCATAAGCAAATCAACATAATTATTTTTTATGGTATCATCTATTAATTGTGAATTATTATCTTTATTAGCATCTTTGATGTCTTGGCTTATATTTTTTAGTATTACATAATACTCCTCTAATAATTGCTTTAGTTCTTTTTTCTTCTCTTCATTATCTGTTTTACTTATTAATAATTCAAGAAAATAATTTTTTAATTCATATGTATCATTTAGATTTGTTTTAAACTCTTCAAAAGTATTTATAGCATTTTCAGAAGTAATATACCCAAAAAGTAATTCATTCTTTTTTTGAATAATTACGTTTTTATCACCTTCTATAAGTTTATCTAATTCTTTAATATTATTTTCTAGGGTTTCTACACTATCCATTTTTAGTTTTATATCCAATTTACAAGGATTTACTCTATCACCACAAACAGCAGATAAAGTTTTAAATCCACTATAATCATCATCTGTAAATTTTCTTGAAAAAATTGTTCCAACCGGTCTTTTACAATTAATACATTTTGGTTTTAATTTTTGAAAACGATTTCTTTTTTCATTCCAACTTAATTTCTTATTATTAATTATGTCGCGTTTTTCATTTGCATATGATGTTTCATATAATGTCTTAAATTCATAATAATTATTCAATGCTTCATTAAATGATATCATTATATATATTATTTATTATAATTTATTATAGTTTTATTTTATTATTTATTATATCATATTCACTATCCCACCCTGGTAATCCACTAATTAATTCTTGGTGTGCTGTTCTTTTTGCCTCTTGAAATGATTTTACTTTTGATAATATATATTCTTGTTTTTCCCTATTTTTTCTTTCCTTTTCTACTTGGGTTAGTCTACCTTTGTATTTATAAAATAATATTGCTCCTAAAATTAATAAAAATAATGCCAACAATCCTATATTTATTAAAATATTATTGTAATTACTTTTATATACATGACATTGTTTTAGTGTTTCGTTCAAAAAATATTTTATTCCTGGTTCTGTTAATCTTGGCTTTTCGAAATCATTGAAATCCATAATAAATACTTTTATAAATCTAAAAAATATTATACACAATATCTATATGGCTAATTCTTATATAAATATTATTACTTTCATATTAACTACCATATTTTATTATATGGCATTAAAACCTACCTTGTCATATGATGTTCTAATAGATGCTAAAAAATATCAAGAATATAGTAAAAATAATTATTTATATTTAGGTATTTATTTAGCATTAGTTATGTTAATTCAATTTGTTGTTAATGCTTCAGTTATTTCTACAACATGCGGAGGAAGCATATCTGAAAATATTGGAGCGGCTGGAGTTTTAACATTTATTCCTTGGACTCTAATATTTGGAGTTATAATTATTGTTTTAATTATTTATCCCGGCTTTAAAAGTGCCTTTTCAGATGTAATTGGATATTTTTATGTTTCTAGTGCCGCTACACAAACAATTACTGAACTATTAGTTAATAGAGATGTCGAACAAAAAATGACTGGGAATGAAACTAAAGAAGAGAGAGAAGCTCTTGAAGATGCCGCTGATACTATTGTTAAAATTTGTGGAAATACTTCTATATTAATTAATCAAATTGTACCTGATAATTTTTTAGAGTATTGGAAAATTTTAAATCCATTAAAAAAATCTCAATATAAAGATGATAATTCTCCAGAAACCAAAGAAATTAAAGAAAAGTTATTTGAATTAGTTGTAACAAGGGATAATATTGGAGAAGCATTATGGTACACTTATACTGGTATTCTATTAACATCAATAGTTCAACTTAAAATTACAACTAGAGGTTGTAATACTAATACTGCCACAATGGAGAAAAATTATAAGGACTTTTTAGATAAAGAAGCTGAAGCTAAAGCTAAAAAGGAAGAAACTGATAATACGGTATATACAATAACTAATTAATATTTTTATCTATTGTTACTACTTTTGCTATTTTCTTTACTATTTTATCTGCCTTTTCTGCGTCATTATCGCCTGAACCTCCCATTGCTTCAATAACCATATGATTATACTGATCACTTTTTTTAGAATCACTATAAATACAATCTGGATATTTGGCTTTCCATTCAGGTAAAGCACAAATATTCTTATGTGAAATATATTTGATAGCTTTTTTAATTTTCTTATTTTCTGGGTCTTCCTTTTCCCATACATTTGCGTCTTTAACATATAATGAATCTCTTTTTGGGTCACTACAATGGACAGGTCTCATATTTTCCTCTAACGCATTTAAATGTTTAATTATTAATTTTGATATTCCATTAACATATCCTAATTCACCTATGCTTTCAACATCGGATAGCTGAATTTTAATCGAATCGACAAAATCCATAATATTCATGGCATCTTTACAAGTTTCGTTTAAGAAAACCTGAAGATTAAATGTTTTATTATGACTATTAACAGTATTATTTGTGCCATTTTTGATTACTTCTAACATTTGTTTTTGAAGTTCATTATTTTGTTTTTGTAATTCTTGATTTTGTTTTATAATTTCTATTACTAATTCAGGTGTTATTGTATTTTCATTTTGTATTATGATTGTTTCTTCTTTTTCTTCTTTTCCAGAACATTTTTTTTTATGTTTCCATAATCCAGATAGTGATTTGTATTCTTTTTTACAAAAATCACATTGATAAAAATCATTTGTATCGTTTTTCTCGACGAATTTTGTTCCATTTATTTCCAAATTATTTCCATTCACACTTGTTAAATGTTTTCGAGTTGTTATATGTCTGTTCCAATCTGATAAATAACAGCATTTGAAGTCACACTCATGACATACATGTAGATGCTCGTTTTTCTCGTTTTTCTCGTTTTCCATATATTTCCTAAATATTATAATTTTAAATAATTATAATTATAATAAATAATTAAATAAAAAATTATGCTAACAAAATAAATAATTTGTAAAAAGTCATGAGATGTTAATTTTCAATTATGGTCTCAAAACACATTTTTTGCGAAAGTCTTTGGCCACTTTTGAAAAATGGACATTTTTTTTGTCCATTTTTAATTTTTCGATTCACTTTCTCCGACAAAAATATGCAATTCTTAGAATATATATTTCCAAAGTAACTTAAAGAACTAATTTGATTTTTAACAAAATATTATATAATAAAATTGATTTAAATTAAATAAACAAAATTAAATATATTACTATAACAACTAATATGGCAACTAAGCAATCTAAAGGATTAAAACGTAATACAATTGATAAATATTATACAAAAGATACAATTGTAGAATCATGCTTGAAATCAATAAAAAACTATATTAACATAACTAGTGATGATTTAATAATAGAACCAAGTGCTGGGAATGGCTCATTTATTACAGGTATAAAATCATTATCTAATAATTTTATATTTTATGATTTAGAACCGGAAAATACAGAAATTATTAAACAAGATTATTTATTACTTGATTATAGCGAATTAACAAACAAGTTTAGCAATATACATGTAATTGGAAATCCTCCATTTGGACGACAATCTTCAATGGCAATTAAATTTATTAAAAAATCTTATGAATTTTGTAACAGTATTTCATTTATATTACCTAAAAGTTTTAAAAAAGATAGTTTAAAAAAAAAATTTCCATTAAATTTTCATCTTGTCTTTGAAAATGATTTGCCTGACAAATCATTTTTAGTAGATGGAGTAGAACATAATGTCCCTTGCGTATTTCAGATTTGGCAAAAAAAAAATACCAAAAGATTAGTAGTTCAAAAACTAGAACCAAACAATTTTAAATTTGTTGAAAAACCAGAAAATCTAGATACCGTTGAAGAAAATGAAAAACCAGATATTTCATTTCGGCGGGTTGGCGTAAATGCTGGAACAATAGATGTAAATATTAATGAAAAAAGTGTTCAATCACACTATTTTATAAAATTTACAAATAATAAATCAGTTAATGATAATATTAAACGCTTATATAATATAACATATGATTTTAATAATACAGTTGGACCTAAATCGATATCAAAACAAGAATTAATATTTAAATTTAACCCAATATTAGAATATTAATTAAAGTATGAATTTATAATATTTTTCAGATTATTCAAATAACATAATGTATTATTTTCAAAACCAGTTTCAAATAATTTGTATGCTTTATTTTTTTTACTTTTAAATTGTATTTCATTACAAACTACACATAATAACTTACTATTTTCGTTATTATGTTTATTATTTTCTATATATTTTGAACCTCTATTAAGCTGCTGACCACCTCCCCATAAATCCAACTGATTCATACCAATAATAATTTTATTAGTTGACTTTTCTAAAATATACCAATCTGGTATTTCAGTAGTAAAATGATCTTCACACTTTTTTTCAAAACAAATCTCAAATCTATCAGTATCTAATTCTAGTTTTGTAATAAAATCTTTTATTATATTATTAAACTTATTGCCTCTTATAACTCCTTTTGTTCCTGCTGGTATTAGTTCTAATAAATATTCTTGAATTATTTTTTGTTTTGTTTCTTCGTCTGTATATTTTTCTAACACATCTCCTAGTTTTTTTATTTCATTTTTAACAGAATTACAATCTTTATATTCACACATTACACCGACCGGAAAGAAAAATGAGACAAACTCATTCTAAAATTCGGTGGCTGGAAGCATTACCTTCCGTAAAATCAACTGATGGTCTTACTTTTTCCTCTTCTTTTTTGGTTATTGAAGAGGTGAAAGACGAAATACAAAACTCGCTTGGTCTTTGTTGTTTGTAAATCCAACATTTTCCCAAGTTCATTATATTTATTGCTGAATTAGCATCTCGTGTTCTAAATACGATTTTTTTGTTTTCGCAACTCACACAGTTAGAACATACTAAAAGACGAAATTCCTCTTTGTTTTCTTTGTTTCTGTAATGTTTCAAATCTTGAAAACAATCACAACATTTCTTACTTGTATTACATTCATTGATAGTAATTGTATCATATCTTTTATGAATTAGTTTCCTTAATCCTTTATTCATTGTAGGCATAAAATGTTTCATTTGCGATGACCTACTCCAATTTCCATAACAAATTAAAATATTTTCTCCAAATGTCTTTTCTATGCTATTCAAAAAGGTATCTATAGATTTATTACCATACGAGTATTGCCTAAAATTCATTTTTCTCCATATCTCCTTCTTGTAAAATTCGGTTGTTTGTTTATTCAACTTATCTTTCTCCACTAAATAAGATTTGAAATTATTGTAATTGACTGACTTGCTATTTTGTAAAGATAATACATTTTCATACTCATTTATGTTGTTATTTTTCTTCTCTCGTTGTAGAATAATTTGGTTTCGTTTCGCCATACTTTCCTTTTTTCTTTGTGGTGCTGTATATTGTAATTTATTACCTTGTCCGTCCATCATATAAACCAAAGAACGCTTACCAGGGTCTAACCCAATTATATTTCTTGATTGTAAATTTTCTAATTGTTGCTTATCTAATTCTTCAATGCTAATGTATTCATAATCTTCACTATTGACTTGCTTATTTTTGTTTTCTTCTCCTTTACAATCTTTCCTAATAAACAATAAAGAACAACTAATACCATCTGTAGTTATTTCATTATGAAAAGTATAATGTTTATTTTTGAATAATTTGTGTTTCATATTCAACAAACTACTCCATAATACATTTTGATAGTTAGTAATCTTTTTCAAAACTTCACTTTTCTTTTCATTTTCAGGACAAAATAATTCAGCAATACAGGAACTATCAAATTTTACATTCTTTGGGATAATATTATTTCGTAATGGTAAAGGTTGAAATAATTTATTTTCTTGTATTTCCAATATTGAATTCATATACAACATTCCTTTCAAATAATCAAATTGCCTTACTTTCACATCATAATATACAGATTGTTTGATGTTTGTTGGTAATATATGCGATAAATGAGTAAGCTTCCATACATTAAATTTTTCATTTGTTTCTTCTAACATAAGCAATTGATGTTTCAATTCAAACAATTCTTTTTTTTCTTCTGTAATTTCATTTGTAGTTTTATTGATAAAACGAAGAAAATGTTGAATAAAGTGTTCTTGTATATTATTAGAAATACAAACCTGAATTTGCTCTGCTATAATATCTATCAAATGTGATTTATTTACTAAACTTATTTTATTGTGATTGAGTAAAGGTTGGTATTCTTCAATATAAAACTTTTGTAAAGTATCTAAAAGTTGTGTATCTTTTGATTTTCTACCGCTATTAGATTTTGTCCCTAATATTTTGATACAATATTTTACAAATGTAAATTTATCATCAAAAACAGGAAATGCTAAATGGTTATGAAAACAATACAAAATATATAATCTAATAAATTGATAAGTATGTATAACCAAATCATTTATTTCAAATACTAAATTAGCAATAAGTGGTTGAACTTCCCTATATTTCAATAAAACAGATTTGAGCGTTGTTTTGATGGTTTTGAATTTAGATTTCTCTAAATTTCTAAAAGTTTTGAATAGTTCTTTCTTTTTCTTCTTTACCATTCTATATATTTACTAAAGATTTTATTTTTAAGCAATTTTAACGAATTATTTTTGCTTAATTATTCCTAAATATTTTATATTTGGTTGAACGAAAAAAACTACCATCATTTTTAGATTTTTCTATTTCACTTCTTTCAAAAATATAATTTTGTTTTCGTAATATACTTCTAACTATATTTAAGTAAGGTCTTTTACAATCAAAATTTGGACGAAATGATGAAATACAACTAACCGAAAAATATTTTTGTATATCTTCTTTCATTTCTAAAATTTTATTCTGCTTTTCTATATCATTATCTAATTCACATAATAGAAATGATTTATTTTCATCTAAATCTAATATGGAAATAATTTTGTCACATATTTCTTCTCTTTCAATTGGAAATTTTTCACTTAATTTAATCCTCATTATATAAAATTAAGTAAGATGTTTTTATTACATTTTTGTCTCATTTTTCTTTCCGGTCGGTGTAATTTTTCATCAGTTAAAATTTCCAAAGTTTCATAACAAATTTCTTTTTTGATCCTTGTGTTAATATCTTCAATAGATAAATCGGATTCAATTATCAGTTTTAACTTTTGTTCTGTCATTGTAATAATATAATACTTATTTATTTAAGTATTTGAATTCAATTTTTTTCTTAATAAAATAATACAAAATTATTTTTTATCAATTATTACTTCCTTTGCTATTTTCTTTACTATTTTGTCTACCTTTTCAGCATCATTATC